TAATCACTACTAGCAGACCTAGTTGCAATTGTTCCACCTGTGCCAACCGCAATACCATTTTGAAAACCAGACGCAACGGGAACTGCACCACCTGCAACAGCTAAATTACCCGTAAAAGAACCTGTTGCTGTTGTTGCAAATGCAGTTCCGTTAAAAGTAAGCGCAGAGCCAGTAGCCAATGCACTTGAACTAGATGCGTAAACCACACCGCCTGATGTGAATGATGTTAGGTTTGTACCGCCATTGGCGGTTGGTAAAGTTCCTGTCACTCCAGTTGTCAGGGGCAAACCAGTTAAGTTTGTAGCAGTACCGCTAGATGGAGTTCCAAGCACACCACCATTGACCAAAGGTGCGCCAGAAGAGCCTACATTGACCGCTAGAGCCGTTGCCACACCAGTTCCTAGACCTGATACACCTGTAGCGATAGGAAGACCTGTAGCGTTCGTTAAGGTTGCGCTAGTAGGAGTGCCTAGAATCGGTGTCACCAAGGTAGGAGAGGTAGCCAGTACATTGCTACCAGTACCTGTATTGGTCACAGAGACTATGTTCTTACTAGCATCCAATGCCAATGCTGTAGAGGCAGTTAAACCAGATAGCGTAGCAGTACCAGATGCTGATAGAGTGGTAAATGCACCAGCAGCAGCCGTAGATGTACCGATAGGCCCGTTAAACGAGTCGCCAACAGCACCTGTCTGAAAGTCCTTCAGTTGAGCCATTAACTCACGGATAGCATCGTTAATACCAGAGGGCGCACATCCTTCTGCAATGTTAATCGAATCTATGTCTGTGTTATTAGCAGGGGTTGCGCTAAATTCCGAGATTTTTGTACGTGCCATTATTTATTCCTCAATGAAAGACCATTTATGACCATATGCAACAGACTGTTTTTTTATAGCAAGTCTAATATTGCTTCTAGCCTTTGAATTTATGGCTACATCTCTAGCAGCTTCTGATAAAGAACCATAAATAACATCATTAGTTAAGCATTTTACTTTTTTACCACGCAAATAACCAATTTTTAAATGCGTTTCAGACATCTTTTTAAGAGAGTCTTCGTTATGCTTTTTTCCATACATATGATGGTTTTCGCCACGCCTTGAAGATGAAGTTTCAGCAAGCCGTAACTTTGTCTTTTCAGAATGTTTCTTTCCATACATAGGCGCAAATTCACCCTTTCGCTGCTTTGGATATGAAGCTGAAAATCCAACTCCACCATCAGCCATATTCATACACAAGTTAGGCCAACATTCTTTTGCAGCAACAATGATTTCATACTCTTGTCTGTATGCTTCTTCTTCAGTTTGGCAAGATTTAACTACTCTAGTAAAAAGTTTCCTTTTTGCTTGCTTTGCTCTTAACACCCATACACCAGAACCACAATAATTGTCATTTAAATTTGCGGTGCTATGCTTACCAATATAGAATTTTCCATTTTCTATATTTGTAGTGACATAGACTAAGTGGTGCATATCAGTCCTTAGTCGGGGTTAGCCATTCCAGTTAAATCTATTTTCGTTGGTTTTTCAGCTTGATAAAGCAAATTGAACATTGTTGGATAGTCTATGTTTGGCATCCTGTTCTGTACGTCAAGCAAACCTTTAGCGACACGACCTGCACCAAAAGCAGCCTCACCCATCAAACGAGGAGATGAAGTAGCCAATGAAGCACCTGCAAGTGGTAAACCACCAACACCTTGCGCTAAAAACGCAGTAGGAATAGATGTAGCCCTTTGCAAGCCTCTTGGAGTCCACTCAGAAAGTGCTTGACCTGCCAATGCTGGCATCATTTGTCTGCCACCAGCTTGCTCAAGTTCTCTAGCAAGATTTAAGCGTTGACCATAGTTTGTATTAACATTGTTACGCATCAAAGACTGCAACTTACGCATTGCTGTATCTGCTGATGCTTTATTGTTAAGAGACAAAGCCTTTTCAATCTCACGAATCGTATCTGTTGCATCAGAATACGACTTCATTGTTTTTGAATAAGTTGGTGCTTGCTTAACAATCTCAGACTTAATTCCGTTATAAACTTCATTGACTGAATTTAAAGCAGTCTTTTGCTCATAAGGAATCTTCTCAAGAATATCGCCAATCTGCTGTTTCAAAGCATCTAAGCCTTCTGGCGTATGAAACTGAGCAGGGTCTAGCTTTCTCCAAGCATCTACTTTAGCTTGTGCTTCTGACAATCTTTCAAAAGCAACTTCATTCTTAACTTGACCTTTAAAAGTAATCTTGTTTAAGGCTTGCTTGACAGCGTTATCTACACCAGTAAGCGAAAGAATAGTTTTATCGCCCTTAATGTTCTTCATGCCCTCACGATAAATGCGCTGTCTTTCAATAGCCATTTCAGCTAGATTTTGTTTGGCAGCATCAAGAACTTCTAATTGTGGAACTTCACCACGCAAGTTAGCCTTAAACAATTCAGACATTTCACCGCCAGTTTTGCCAGCTTGGTAAGCCTGACCAATAGCCTCTGAGCCTACGCCAGTTTGCAATCCAAGACCAGCCTTAGTAGCACCACCTAAAACATCAAGTGTTTTTCCAGTAGTACGAGCAGCTAACATCAATGGGTCAACAGCACGAGCAGCAGTAGCCAATGCAGGTGCTGCCCTAGTAGGCAACATAGCACCGCCTGTAAGGACAGTAGATAGGTCTGCCATAACACCAGCAGGGTCAGTAGCCAAGGCACGTTTAGCACCTTCTACGCTACCATAACGCTCTACATAGTGCTGACCAACTTTAGAAGCTAAGTCACGACTTGCTTTGTCTTCGCCAACTGCTTGCACAAGTCTCTCTGGTAATGCGTTTTGCAAGATGCCAGCACCAAGGTCTAAAACAGCCTTAGTTGTTTGAACAGGGCTAGATACCGCTTGATATATATCACCAAGCATTGAGCCAACAGAACTAGGAAAGTTCTTTACAGCACTAACTGCCACATCAGCAGCAGACATTTGTGGTTGAGAAGAAGCCATAGGCTTTTCGGTAGGCTTTTGACCTGCACGAATTCTCTCAACCATTGCCTTTAATTCTGGTGCATCTGGTGCAACATCATCAGGAATATCTGGAATCGTAATTCCGTCTTTTGTAGTAATGGAATATGGCATATTAGTAGTTCACATTAACATTTCTACTTGTATCACCAAATAAAGGTGCTACACCCTGAGACTTTCTGCGCTGGTCAATAAGTTTGATTGTATTTTCCTGTGCAGTAACAATTGATTCATTAAATTTCTTCAATGCTTCCAATGTTGCTTTAGTGTCGTTCTTACCAGATGCAGCAATCAAAGCATCAGCAAAACGCAATACATCCTTATCTGTCTGTACGCCTTTTTCTGCACTAACTTTTAAGTTAACTGCGTTTTTAACTGATGACTGTAAGTCTGAATAAGCACGACTTGCTTCAGTTGAATCACCAGTTAAGTTAGCTGCTTGATAGCGTAAGTTCTGAACAGGGCCAAGCACCAACATTGGTTTCTTAGTAACAGGGTCTGGAGTCAATGCTTTAATTGGAGAGAACAACTCTTTCTGTGTAGCCTTATAGCTATTGATAGCTTGCAAATCTTCATCTTCAGACTTCTGTAAAGTCGCTGGCAAAGGTTTATTTTTGGCTGCATCAAGTTTTTGCTCTGCAAGCATACGATTGAGTTGTTGATTACCAAGTGCAATTTGTTGTGATATTGCTTGAGCAGCAGCACTTTGTGCAAGACCTTGCTCTTTAAACGCATTGAGTTGTTTTTCTTGCATCTCAACTCGTGATTGAACTTGCTGGAAGTCAGCTTGTTTTTGTATCATTTGACCAACTTGTGCTACACGAGTATCAACAACAGCAGGGTCTAAATTCTGCCAAGTTTTTGAATACTGCTGAACAATTGGTTTAAGACTAGCTGGCAAATTAGGGTCTGCCAAATAAATAGCAAATGGGTTATCTTCTTGTTGACTAGCACCAATAAACCCTGCCTTACGCAAGTCAGGAACAAGTTTAGCCATACTAGCTAAAGATGTTAGTGGGTCAGGAGACAACATTGCCAATGCTTGTAGCTTGTTTGTGTCAACAGAACGTGTAGTCTGAGCAGGTCTTACAGCCATATTAGGAATTGGATAACCTAAGTCATCAACAGCAGGGTACTGACTTGGCACACCATCATAAGTAACTTGTTCTGGCGTAGTTGTAGTGGTAAAGATTTGTGGTGCAAGTAAACGAACTTGTTTTTCTTGCTCACGCTTTGCTTCATCTTCTTTACGCTTACGCAATAATTCTTGCAATTGAAAGTTTTGAAGTTGGCTTTGCATAGCCTCGTTCATACCGCCTTTATAGGCTTTCTGACCAAGTTGCAAACCTTCAGCAATAGATTGACCAGTATTCCCACCTTGGAATAAACGCCCTGCTAGGGCATACAAGGCTTGTGCTTGTGCATCGTCACGATTGCTTTGAATGTCAGCAGGTGACATACCAAGCAGACCCATTGTGCTTGAGCCACCTGTGCCAAAAATGTCTAATAGTCCAGCCATATTTAATCCCACCAGTTAGTGCCAAGAGCAGGGTAACTAGCATCAATAGTACCCATGTTAGGCGCACCACTCAACCAATTAGCACCGCTATTCCACAAGTTGCTAATGCCTTGTTGACCACCTAGATTCTTATACAAGCCACCACCAACAGCAGCTAGACCCAAAACATTTTGCAACATAGATGTGTCTTGTGTTCCGCTAGTTGTAGAAGAAGCTACTCGTCCTAATGGGTTGCCATATACCAACGATAGATAGTTCTGCAAATTCTGCTGTGGTTGGTTTTGCAAGAAGTTAAACTTAGCAATGTCACCTTGCATTTGCTGACCTTGGTAACCCTCACGCAGTTGACCTGCTTGCAACATATTCTGAATGTCTTGATAGTCAGCTTGAGCCATTTGAGGCGCAGCCATCGTAGCTTGTTGTTGACGCTGACGCTCATCAGCATAGTTCTGGTAAGCCAACTGTCCAGCCGTATTAGCCAACTGTTGACCAAATGCACCAGTAGCCCTGTCTTGCAAAGAACCCATAGCACCAGAGCCATAACGCCCTGCTAGGCTTGACTTAGATGCAATATCACCTAGAGTTGTTTTAAACTGAGTCTCAGCAGCACGAGCAGCAGGTTGGAACGCACCTTGAAAGAATGGATTACCACCCAAGAAGCCACCAGAAACTGTGTTCTGCAACTGATTCTGTGCAGACTGAAGTAGTGGGTTACCCAAAGAAGCACGAGCCTCTAAAGCCTGTAATCCTGTTTGAGTGGTAGTGGATGGGGCAACAAAGGTTGGGCCACCATAATATTGAGGCCCACCGCCCTGATACAACTGCTGTGCTTGCTGTAATCCATAACCTAGATAAGGTTGGATTGTTGGGTCAATTTGTGACGTAGTGGTAGTAGCCATCTTTACTCCTAGAGTTTCGGATTCCGAGATGGGTCATCCACGGAACACATTATACATAAATAATCAAAATCAACCAATAATTGCATACCGATATGTCTTATTTGCAGTCGAATTGGCAAAATGGGTAATCGTAGCCGTTCCCTGTCCTTGGGAACTAGCGTAAATACCATTAAAAGTAGCACCATCGCCTACTAAATTCATAGTAGCTATGACTGATGGCACAGCAGGTCTTGTCGGGCTTGTGCTTGTCCCAAAATGCTCAATACTTACACCAGTATTTTCAGTTCTCCACACAATCTCAACATAATCAT